CGCCGGCAGCAAGGGCTTTGACTAAATCGCCTGTTGTCTTCATACCACCGTCGGCAATAATTTTTACATCATAACTAGTCCTTGCGCAGTCTAAAATGCTTTGAAAAGTTGGTACTCCATGCCCAGCGACCAGCCTAGTTGAACAAATCGAACCGCCGCCAATGCCTACGCGGACCGAATCAGCGCCCCAGGAGGCTAGAGCATCGAAGCCCTCTAGAGTTGCAACGTTGCCGGCCATTATGTGTACACTATTACCCAGCACCTCCCGAATAACTGATAAAGCATTTTTTACCAAGGAATGGTGGCCGTGAGCAACATCAATGCATATGACTCTTGCGCCGGCGTCGTAAAGAGCACATGTTCTTTCTTCATAATCGCCAGTTACACCGACTGCTGCAGCGATAGGCGTTGTAGGCGATGTGCTGAGTGTATGAACAAGCCTCACTTGCTCCTCGATCGAGTTATATCTATGAATAACCCCCAAGCCGCCAAACTGGTTCATGACAGTGGCCATGTTCGCTTCAGTCACAGTGTCCATCGGGCTTGATATAACAGGTAGTTCTAGTCGTGTAGACGAATCTAAATTATTTCCTATGTCAACATGACTGCGACTTTCAATTGTGCTATATTGTGGTGTTAACAAAACATCATCAAAAGAATAAGTTTCTCTCATTATAACTTCTCCAAGTATCTTTTAAGATACCAGATGGCTTTTCTAATATCTTGTTTAGCTTCTCCTTTATGCATATGCCTAGCAATATATTTAACGGCATTTCCACAATGAAAATTCAAACCCCAATCTTCTATCACGTCTATTGTTTCGATATTTCCCTTGTTGTAGTGAGCCGCGTGTTCAACAGCGCGAGGTGTATCACTAGCTTCTTTACCTTTGAAGGGCCATTCATAAGACGCCTTCAGCCATTCTTCCTTATTTATTTTCATTAGAATCCTCCGACTGGCATGCCATTAAGAGTTTCCATCGGTAATGCTTCATCTGTGCTCCCCAGAGATCCCTCTCCTCTATCGGAAATTGTAATTGGTTCGCGGTAGATACCATACGTGGTTTGTTTTGCTCTAAAATGCACAACAGGCACTAAAACAAGCTGTGCAATTTTGTCTTCTCTACAAACGATCTGTTCTTCATGACCAATATTATGCAAATCAATAAATACTTCTCCGTCATAACCGCTGTCTATAATGTGCGCACCCACAATTAATGATTTCTTAGCTCCCATACTAGATCGATTACAAACTTGTAGCATATATCCATGGGGCACTCCGAAACTCAAGCCAGTGGGAAGCATCGCGCTTTCGCCGGGTTTGATTTTTATGGCAGAAATATTAGGATCTCTTGGGTGGTAATAGACGTCCAACCCGGCGTCACTAGGGTTAGCCCTCGACGGTGCCCGGGTCCCGGGCCTCATCTCGTATTCCAATATCATCTTGTATCTCCTTAATTAATTTGTTTGCTTTGTCCCAACATCCGGGACAATAAAGTCTTACCTTTTCTTCTTTTTCCCGCACAACGACTCTCCAGGTCAATGCGTCCTCTTTTGATTTTTTATCAAAAGGTTTTTTGCACATTGCACATTCGATAGCAATTTTATCGAACATCATGAGCTGTTTTTTCATTACTTTTTCAAATTCTTTCTTTTCATGTTTAGCACGATTGCGTGCTATCTTTCTTTTTAAGCTTCCCATAGTTTATCCTAATAATTTAAATGTATGTCGAACAGAACGAGTGCTAAAACCCCAGTCTTTGTTGTGGTCCAGCTTGGCTGCATAAGGTCGGTTCAAATGAATTTGGTCATATTCTTTAATCCCCCAGCACCTAATCGTGGTCATCGTTGAGGTGTTATCTATCACCTTAAGAATCCAGTATGGTTTATCATTTTTGGTTTTCTTGGGGATGACTTCTCTTGGTATAAACCAAGCAACACCCAGATCCTTATCCCAGTTGCCTAGAGCTGGAACACAATTTCTTCCAATAGAATCTCTAATTTCTTGTGTCAAGACCAGATCGAAAGGAAACATACCAGTTAAATCAGAAATATACTCAATCTTTTCCTCGGGGGTGAAGTCTTCTTCCGGCGAATAAATTTCAATATTCTCATCTAGCTTCTTTTGGTTTTTTGGCTTGTCTTGTATACACGCCATCCAGAAATGTTTGCAACCATTAAATCGATCATCAACTATATCGTCCAGCGCGCCAGAACGACATAACACGTCCAGCGCCTTCTTATTTAGTTTGGCATGGATAATCTCTTCATTGAAGAGAATGTCCTCGATCTTCTCGAACGGCCTGTTCTGCATAATTTGGTCGATTGCTTTATCGCCTAAACCCTTAATCGAACTAAACGGTTGGATGAGAGTTTTGCCATCATCACTAATTTCCCATTGTCTAGTCGAGGTATTGATATTAATGTTTTCAATCTCAAAACCAAATTTCTGAGCCAGGCCGATTGCTGCCTCTTTGCGTGATTCAGGCTCTTTGTCTAAGAAAGCAGCCATCCAGCACTCAGGGTAATAATTAAATAGCCAAGCGCATTGGTAAGATAGAATAGAATAAGATACAGCATGCGATTTGTTAAAGCCGTAACCTGAAAAATATTCAAAGTTTTGCCAAAGGCTCTTGGCCGTGTCGTTTGGTATCGACTTGTTAAGACACCCTCTAATAAACTTCTCTCTAATTATTTCTTTTTCCTCTTGACCTTTGCCTGTACCCTTTTTGGTCAGGAGTTTACGTAATTTGTTACCTTCTTCTAAGGAAATGTCTTCGCCTAGCTTATGGGCCAACAAAGCAATTTGTTCCTGAAAAATAAGGAAACCATAAGTTTCTTTGGTCACCTCTTCAACGGCGTCAATAAGATAATTAGCGCTCTTGTTCTTCTTAGCCTTGATATACGCTTTGTCAACTCCGGCGCCTAGGGGGCCCGGGCGGTAAATCGAAGTGATAGCAGAAATATCAATGATATCATTTGGTTTAGAATTGATGCTCAGCCGCTGGGCTCCTGAGTTAGTGAACTGAAAGATACCAGCGAACTTTCCTTTCTGAAAGATATTTTTATACACTTTCTTGTCATCCAAATCTAGTACGTCCGGATGCAAAGTACTCTCATAGTACTTCTTAACGTCAGTAAAGGTTGGATTTTCAACTCCATGATATCTTTTAAGAATATGACCAACAGCACTCTGAATCATTTCAAGAGTTGAAAGACCCAACAAATCAAATTTAATGTATCCAAGTGGCTCCAAGTGGCGTACATTTTGTCCTTCGGACCAGGGAGTTTGTATCACGCCGCCAGAACAGATAAGAGGCATATGTTTATCTAAGTCCTCGCCAATCACAACTCCGCCGGCGTGGCGGCTAGTCGAGCGTACCTGGCCGACCAAGGCTTCGACGTGCGTTTTAATGTGAGGGTACTTTTGCAGGAAATTGATCAAAGACTCAGAGTATTTCATCACCTCTTCAAAAGTTGGTATGTAAACACCCGACTTGATATCATGGTCTTGCTTGGCTTTTGGAGTTGCCTCCCTGACCATTTTACCGGTCACCGCGTTAACCTCGACCCAGGGCACCTTGTAAAATTTACCAATGTCTTTGATTAGCGAACGAAGCTGCAGCGTATTAAAATTAGAGATTGGTACAACTGTAGTTTCTCCCCACTCCTTAGCTAAAATCTCCTTTAGGCCAAATGCGTCGCTAACATCATAGTCAATGTCTGGGTAGTCAGTCGCATCCGATCGCAGGAACCGACTAAACAGCAAGCCATATTTGATTGGATCGACCTGGGTGATTCCCAACACATAGGATACCAATGAACCTGCGGCCGACCCGCGTCCTGGGCCGGCTAGCATATGCTGATTCGCTGTATCAGATACAGCCTTCATAGTGAGAAAATACTTGCTAAATCCCCTGTTGTTTATAACGGTAAGCTCGTGTTTGAGTCTGTCAATATACTCTTGGTTGTCGGCTAGCCCCAGCTTCCTCAGGCCTGCGATAGATTCCTTGACCAAGGTTTGCTCACCAGTTTCGCCGTCTGGAATGACAAACCCGGGAAGACGAACCGTGTCATCTGGCATGAAGTCTTCGATTCTTTCATTAGCAATCCAATGAGTTTTCACGAGAGAATCGTATACAAGATCGTCATCATAAGAAACACCACACTCTTCTGAGTACTTCTTATACGACTCCCACATCTGGTCTCCGTTCTTTGGATACAGTTCCATGCCCATCTCATCGATGTCGACTGGAAGTTCTGATTTAAGGTACTCGGGTGTTTTTGACTTGCCAAGCCAGCCTAAGCGTTTATAAAGCTCGCGGTCCTTCCACGCCTCTGCACTTGGGTAGTGAGAGTCAGCCGTAGAAATAAGTTCGATACCGAATTCTTCGTGCATTTGAATGACATACTTGTTCAGTTCATGTTGCTCCGGTACGTTGTTCCATTGAAGCTCTCCGTACCAACGGTCTCCCAAACAATCGATCATGCGTCGAGTAGTTGTGCGCATGGCCTCCAAAACAGACTCCGGGCCGGCGTCTCGATTGTTCCAGTAATCTTCAGCATATACACCGCCTAGACATGCCGATGATGCGATGATACCGTCGCCATATTCTTTTAATAGTTTGTAGTCCAAACGTGGCTTTCGATAGAAGTTGTCTCCCTGGTGTGAGTCAGACACAATCTTAAAGATATTGTTTAATCCAGCCTGGTTCATAGCCACCAACACGAGATGCCCACTGGAATTGATTATACTCTTGGACTTGCTCTTCGAGGCTCCTTCGTCTTCTGCCTCGACCTTATCTGTATCGTTGATAACCTTTCTAGCTTGCTTTTTATCTAACTTGACTTTTTCGTATTCGTCTTTCCAATCTGCAATGGAGGGTACAAAATATGCTTCAACACCAAAAATTGGCTTAAAATTTTTGCCCTGATCCTTCATTTTTTTAGCATGTAGGACCTGGTATGACATGCCATTCATGTTTCCATGATCTGTCAAAGCTAGGGCGTTCATGCCATTCTTATAAGCAAAATCCATATGATCTTGCGGATAACCAAAGCCGTCAAATATTGAACCGGCGACGCTGTGCGCGTGTAATCCCACAAAAGGGATTTTGGGAGTTTTTCTTTCCATAAACCTACCTGCTATAGACAATATACAAATTTTTTATTAGAAGTAAACGGATTAATTGTCAAATCCAATTTCATTCCATTCAGAAAATTTTAATAATTTTGGTTTTCTAAGTGAATCTTTGTGTGATAAGAAATTACAATAATTTTGCCAACAATCCAAGTCATAATACTCTTCCACAGAAATTATATTGTAGTCAGCCTCATTAATAGTAGTGAAGACTTCTTGCAAATTAAAATTTCTATATGAGAATCTTTCTTCCGTTGAGTGTTTTTCTTCTCTTGTTTTTGGATCAACCCAAAGACCATTAGATCTAGATTTAGATTCTACAATTAATTGCTCTATCTGTTGAATATTTAGCGTGAACCCTAGATATAAGTTATCTTTAACTGTTTTATTATTATGTGAAAACATAATTTGATTATTTAATATTTCTTTTCTTATGGCGCGGGCGCTGTTGGCCGCACAATAGCCATATGGCCAAGATATCCAAAATTTGTCTGGTGCTAAATGAAGGCTTATCTTTCGTAAAATCTTGTTGGCAATTTTTGCGCCATGTATTGCAGACCACGCCAAGTTGTCTCTCTTGTTTATATCTCGGATATTAATTGGTATGTAATATATCCTTATTGGACGTTTAAATTCTTTCTTATTGTGTTCGAAATGTCTGTAATTGTATACAGGATCTTGAATCACTTCACCAACTTGATATCTAATCAATGGCGTGACATCATCGCTACATACAACCCAGATAGTGTTACAGCCAGCATGCGCACACTCAAGTATAGAACGCTCAACTGCAAGATAGTTTGGCCCTATGGGCATAAGACTTTCATGCCATGGCATATTGAAATCAGACTTTAAGCCCGATACCGGGATGATACCTGCAAGATGCTTTTTCAACTTCTAATCCGCCTACTTCAACGGCCGGGACCGGGGCGCCCTCTAAAAACATCTCTCAAAACTTTTGCAATATACTTTGGATCCTTATTGAAATCAAGCTTTCTAAACGTTTCAATGCTAAAGAGGTTTGTCAACACACCGAGAGTCACATGATCTTCAAACCACTCTCGGGGTGGCACCCTCCGCCATGCTCCGCGGATCGCGTGTTGGAGGTTTTCATCAGTTCGTAAAGAAATCTCTTGCATAATCCTGGATTTGCTTGGTAGCGTATCGAGCCACTCCTTTTGAAGGGCCGTGACCGCGATGTTTTCTCCCA